TGGCTGATGGTGCAATCGTGTCACTCTATCCGAAGGGTGCCACGACAGCGGCCTACACTTATGACGCCGCGACACAGATGGGTTATGCGAAGGAAATCGCCATCACTGGCTTTACGGCCGCTCCCCAGGTCGGGCAGATGGTGACTTTCGGTGCTGATACAACGAACAAGTACGGCATCATTGACGTGAACGGCACGGCCGGTATCACGCTTGATCGTCCAATTGATGCTAGCGTCGCCAGTGGTGCTACTGTCAACCTCGGGCCGTCTGGTTCATTCAACTTCGCATTCCACCCGAATGCGATGACCCTCGTTACTCGTCCAATGGCCACGCCTCGTCAAGGTACAGGTGCCTTGTCGGCGGTTGTTGATTTCATGGGGCTCTCTATTAGAGTCACGATCACGTATGATGGTAACAAACAAGGGCACCTTGTGACCCTTGATATCTTGGCCGGTGTGAAGGTGCTGGATCTAGCACTTGGTGCCGTGCTTCTCAGTTAAATCTATTAGAGTCATGGGGAGGGACGAACTCCCCATGATTGGAGCACTAAATGTACTTGTTTGCTATATCAGATGCTACAGCGGCACAATTAATAACAGCAGTATTTACTCTTTGCGGCACATTAATTTCTGGTGTTCTTGCCTATTTAATGGCAAAATTTAAGGCTCAACAAGAATTAGCTGTTATTGCACAAGCTGCACAATCTGCCGCAGCCGTTAAAGCTACTGAAGATGTTAAAAATACTCTTAAAACGACAACAACAAATACAACAAATTTAATAACGGAAAGTGCAGAAAAAATTGAAAATCTAAGAGTTGTAGCTAAAGCAACACATACTTTGGTTAATAGTAACATGGAAATACAACTTAATCTCAATAAAGTGGTTACAAGAAGATTAGCTGATTTTACTAAAGATTCAAAAGATATTGAAACAGCTGATTTAGCTGAACGTACGTATAATGAGCATGTTGCAAAACAAAAAGAAGTAGATAAACAGCCAGGGTCAGATGCACAAAAGAAAGGCGATTAAATGAATACACGTTTGAAACTATTTGCTGCCACTCTATCTGGAGTAATTATAATTCTAACGATAGTGATCTTTATCACTATCAATAGAACCGATGAGTTATTGTCTGTTTATCAAGAAAAAGACAATATACAAATTGCTTATGAGCATGTGCAAGCAGCAGAACGTGCCCAACGGGCGTATGTACTTACAGGGGATCAAGTAAATCTCCAAATTTTTAATAGATATTATGAGGATCTTGGTACAGTTAATAATGCTCAAATGCTTAAATTAATTACCTATAAATTTAAAGAAATGAAAGCAACAACTAATTTAATGGAGTCAGGTGATCGTGAAGCAGCCATAAAGGCTATACAAATTAATGATAGAGCACAGTATCTTGATCTTATTGAAAAACAACGTACTTTGATTCTACAAGATTTAAAATCCAAAGAATTAAGTCTTTCTTATAAAACGAGTCTTTGGAAAAATACTATATTGCTTACATCTTGTTTTGCATCAGTCTTTTCCGCTGGTATCTTACTTTTTAACTATTATCAATTAAAAAAGAACACACAATGAGACAACCTGGCTCTATCGTCCATTTAAAGAAAAACATACGTAAAGTCGTATATCGACTTAAGTGGCTGTATGGTTTTCCAGTAGATATCTATCGTGAGATTCAAGGGACTTATGATCCTGAAACTGGCCGTCGTATAATTGAGCGGCTAAAATATCATGTTGATAGGATGATTATCCTTCCAGCTAGTTACCATCGTGATGTTTTTCAATCAATCTCGTTCATTAAAGCAAATAGCAATTTTATTTATGGTGGCGATATCGAATTGGATGATCGCCAATTTATTATTGATGCTAAGGATCTTCCAGTTGATTTCGTTTTAGGTGAAGAAGATTATCTTGTCTGGGAAAACAAGCAATACAAGATTATGAAGTTGGATTATCTTGAAGGTGGCACAGGGTACTACGTAAATGGTCGTAGACCTACGAATCAGAATGTATCGCAAATCCATGAGGAATCTATTAGAACCAGATTGAGATCGATCTCGGAGTTTAGCACTGAATGACAACTTTTACTGATCCCGTAAACATTGGAAATATTTTCTTTACGATCAGCCTTCCTTTTGAGGCTGATTCGGATACTGAAATACGTCTTCACTCTATAGTTGAACTCCCTTTAGATCGTCCGTCTCTTGAAAAGCCGGTTCGATTTGTTGCAACACGAGCCCGTGATGGTCGTACTTTTGTTTTCATTGCTAAAGGACGCATTACCGACGGTATCACGAACATTGAACCTGCTGAAGATACAAATCTATTAGATTTGGAAATCGGTGATAAGTTATCCATTCAACTTACAGCAGGTTACTTCACAGATATCCATACTGCTGTTAACATTCTAGAAGAGTTTGGTGGTAGTGGTCCTGGTGGTCCTGGTGAACAAGGTCCAATTGGTGAACAGGGTCCTGTTGGCGATAAAGGCCCAACAGGTGATAGGGGACCTACAGGTTTCCAAGGGGTAATAGGTAACAAAGGTCCCACAGGTGATCGCGGCGAGCAGGGAAACCAAGGTGATCAGGGTATCCTAGGTGAACAGGGTCTTATAGGTGATCAAGGACCTATAGGCGAAGAAGGACCTGTTGGTGATAAAGGTCCGATAGGGGATAAAGGACCCGATGGTGATCTGGGCCCTACCGGTGTTCAAGGTGCTATTGGAACAACGGGAGCGACTGGCTTACAAGGTCCAATTGGCGAACAGGGTCCTGATGGGGACCAAGGTCCAATCGGGGACCAAGGACCAACAGGCTTAACTGGTTCAACAGGAACAACAGGCTTACAAGGTCCAATTGGGGATCAAGGTCCTGATGGGGATCAGGGTCCAATTGGGGATCAAGGTCCTGATGGGGATCAGGGACCAATTGGGGATCAGGGACCTCAGGGTGATCCTGGTATTGGCACCATTGTTACGGCTCCTTTAAATTTTGACAGTGGGACACTTTCTCTATTAGATTTGGCGATCTCAAAAACCACAGGACTACAAACTGCTTTAAATGCCAAGGCACCATTAGCTAGCCCAACATTTTCTGGTATAGTAACCATTGGTTCATTGGCAGGCATTCTGAAAGCTGCCGCAGGCGTAGTTTCTACAGCTACAGATGGTACAGATTATTTTTCTCCTGGTATTGCGGCAGCCACATGGACAGGTGCCCATACTATCACCCCATCTACTGCCTCTTGGACCCCATTAACATTAAATGGAGGGTTAACTTCTCCTTATGGCTTAAGTGCTACGCATTTAGGTAATGGTACAGCAATACGTGGAGAAGCAAATGCTTCAGGTGGAACAGGTATTAATGGTACAGCAGTTCATTCTGGTGGTGGTGTAGGTATTAGAGGAACAGGAACATCATTCGGTGTTGCTGGTTACTCTTGGAGTTCAAGTACAGCCGCTGCTGTTTATGGTGAAGTTGGTACATCTGGATTAGGACCCGCAGGTCGTTTTAATCAAAGACACGTCGGTTCAAATAATATTGTCGAATTCTCGGTCAATGGGGTTGTAACTTCTGGTGCAAATAATACCGGGGTTCTTTTTGGACCCGGTGGCAGTATCACCGGAATCAATGCTTCTAACATTAGCACAGGGACACTTAGTCCAAGTCGATTAGGTTCACTTTGGTGTAGTAGCACAGTTGGACTTACTGTTCAAAATGTCAGTGTCGAAACATCCTTTACCCCGACAACTTATACAGGTTCATTGGTGTTTCCCGCTGGTTTTTGGACTAGCGGCAAAACTATTCGTATTACAATTGCAGGCTATTATGGCAGTACAGGTTCCCCTGTTTTGTACCATAGTCTCTATCTTAATGGACAAAGTCTTGCTCTGACGCCAAATAACGCAACAACGCCTGCAAATGTTCTTGGCCAAGCTTGGGTAATAGAGTTAACAGCCGTGTGCATTGCAACGGGTACAAGTGGACTTATTACTGGTCGTGGTTCTTATGGTCGTTGTGATAATAATGGCTTAATGTTCATGTATTCGATTAGTCGAGCAGGATATACAGGTGTTGATACAACAGCTTCTTCGGCTTTCACAATGACCGTGTATTTCAATACAGCAAGTACATCTAATGCTTGTGCTTTGACAAACTTCATGATAGAGGTCCTTAACTAATCTAGGAGAGTTTAATGGATCTAAAACAAAAGAAATCTGCCTACGTTAGCCGACTTATCCAACGGACAGTGGACGCTTTGGATGCTATGGATGCTTTTGTTCCAATTCGTAAAGAATGGGACGAAATGGGTTACGGCCAAGGTGGGCCAAATGCTATTATAGATGTGGATCTTGAGGCAGAGTTCCCACATCTTACTGCTGCAAAACTTGTAAGTATTATGACCACGATCGATGCAATTAGTGTACTTCGATCTCAGGGACATGGGACGAATTTGCAAAATATTCGCCGCTAATCTAATAGAGTGAGGCTATAATGAGTTTCGGTGGTGGACTCACTTTCTTACCTGGCTTACCTTTTGTGGCATTATCAAATGCCGAGAAAAAGGATATGCCACGTTGGATCATGGCCTCATGTCGTTCTTTTTTTACACAGCGGCGTGGTGCCTGGCCGATGTTCTTTATGCATTTAACTCAAAAAGATTTACAAAAGAACACAGGCCAAGCGATTCTTAGTTACTTTGAATTTCGGCTAGATGGGCCTTATATTCAACAACTTACAAGTAACGAGGATCGTTACACAATAGAAATAAATGTACTTTGCATTTCTAATGTAGATGCCAAGTATTCCGATGAAATAGAGAAAATGTTGGGACAAATGGCAGCGGCCTTTGAACCTGTGATTCCTCTATTTCGATTCGGCGACCAACTGCAAGACACAAGAGCAAAGTTAGGCTGCCTCACTCTTATGCAAGATAAGCGAGAGGCTGTCATTATCAGCCGATTCGGACAAGCGAATCCAGCAACAGAAGTAATTCAAGCTAGCATCGAAGGACACTATGAATTTCGACTCTGTAAGATTTAACCGGAGGTAGTCGATGCGTGGTCAAATCGATCTGAAACAGGCTCAAATTTTCATTCAAGACGGCTACACCAATGCTGGTGCCGTCAACCTGCTTGCTGGCTATACGGCCGGGGCTACTGTAATGGCAGTTGATGCCATTACAGGTATTATCCCAACAGGCACAACGTTCACGATTCTTGGTCAAGATACTGAGTACGAAATCGTCTCTCACGTTGAGACGAGCGGGAATACGACATCGGTCACGTTCATTCCCGCTCTAACAGATGCAGTCGCCGATGGTGCCGTTATCACGTTCAAGCCACACCGAATCGAAGTTCGTATTGGCGAAGGCAACCTGACCTACTCCGAGAAGGTCACTCGCGAATACAAAAAGGATCGTGGTAAGCTCGATGTGGTTCGAGATGGTGACGAGGAACAACTCGAAGTCAGTTTCGACTTCGTCTGGGATCACATCATCGGTTCATCGGGCGATCCGATCACGATTGAAGAAGCCCTTAAACAAATGGGGGCTGCAAGTGACTGGGTTTCTTCTTCCACTGAGGCTTGCGAGCCCTACGCTGTCGATCTTATCGTGCTCCACACGCCTCTATGCGAAGGCGAAGAACGGGAACAGCTCGTTTTCCCCGACTTTCGCTATGATAGTCTAGATCATGATCTCAAGGCTGGCACAGTAGCTTGCAAGGGTGCTTGCAACGTTACCCGACCAATTGTCACAAGGCTCCCGGTTGCAGCATGATTCCCATTGATATGAAGGATTGCACGCTCTTCATTATTGATGGGAGCGGTCTGAATTTCGTCGTGATCCGTGTAGGTGAAGGTAACTTCACCTACACGGTTAAGCGAGCTATTGAACCAAGGAAAAGTCGCGGCAATCTATACCAACTTCGTGAAGGTGAAGAGGAAGTAACAGATATTACGTTTCAATTTGTTTGGGAGGCAGTAACTTCTTCAGGTGATGAGCCGCCGACTCTAGAAGAGTGCATTTATGGTGAAGCAGAAGGCTGGACTTCGGCTTCAATTGATCTAAATGGTCCTCGGACAGTGCATCTACAGATCGTACGTTCAAAGACTTGCCGTCGGCCAAATGCTACTACTTTCACAGAAGGTGAAACGTACAATTTTCCTGAATTTAGTGTTTTGTCGTTTGCTCATAGTCTCAAAGATGCAACGATTGATTGTTCAGGTTTCTCTAATAGAGTTAGACCAACAGTGAGCCGTCCCTAATCTAGGAGAGTTTGATGAAGATTGGTGGTAAGAAAATAGATGTTGCTCCTGCGTCAGATTTTATCGTTCTTCCTCGCAAGGATGGCGATATTGCTATCCGTTCTAATGCAGTTATGGACCGAACGGAATTCGACAAACTTGTCCCACTTCCTAAGCCACCGAAAAAGATGATTAAAGGTGGCGTACGGGTCGAAGATAACGAGGCTCCAAGCCATCAGATTGCTTTGCAACAACATGGTGTAAAGTTCATGAATTGGTTGGTCGTTGAGTCTCTTTGTGGTGTTAATAAAGACACTCAAGAAGATGAAGAAATTGAATGGGAAAAGGTAAACGCTGAAGATCCAAAAACCTGGGCTCTTTGGGATGATGAACTGAAGGAAAATGGTTTTTCTGATATGGAACGAAAGCGTATTCATAATCTTGTCATGAGAGTAAATTCTCTTGACGATACTCGACTTGATGAGGCTCGAAACTCTTTTTTGCAACCTCCGGTGGTGGAACTCGAAGAATCATCCTCCCCGACTACCGAACAGAACGATACGCCGTCTGGCGAGCTTGTGAACGGCTCAATGTCAGACCACCAGGAGTCCCAGAAAGTTGGGACGACATCCCTGACGTAGTTGGCTGGTGGGTTAAGGCTTCTCTAATAGAGTACAACTTAATCCGAACAATCGAGGAAGAAGAGTTCGCAAAGGCTTTTGCACCCCAATTTCATATGTAACATGATCCAACTACACGGCTTTTATACACGATTTACCATTGACGTTCAGAAGTATACAAAAACTCTGGACGCAGCTATGGATGTGCAAATGAGACAAGCCGCTCGGGCCTGGCTCCGAGCGGTTATTACTAAAGTGCCAATTTGGACAGGTATGGCTCAAGGTTCTCTAAGACCACTTGGTACATTCCTTAAAGTTGCGATTCCAATTACACCTGTAGCATTTAGAAAAGGAATGGGCCCAGATGCAGGAGCAGCGAAATCATCTTTTGTTTTCAAGAAAGAAGGAAATAAATATATTTTCCGATTCACTGAAGGCGTGGCACATTACACGATAAATGAATTTTATGATGTACCTAATGTCAAATTACGTACGCCAGGTCCCTGGAGATCATTTAAAGAAGGGGAATTAGCTTGGGATGATTATATTCAAAATGAATTACCTAAAAGATTACCTAAGTTAGAAATGTTCATCGTACAAAAACGTACCGCTTTCTACAGGAACTAAAATGGGCGTTATTACCAACCAATTGCAAATTGATGCTAATCAGGCCATAACGGCTATTGATACTGTTACAGCATCATTTACAAAATATAATGGCGGACTTGGTACAGTAATTAATCAGCACGGTACTTTTAATCGTTCTGCCAAAAATGCAGTTATGTCAATGCTGCAAATTGATTCTGCTGGTAATCGCATAACTACAACCTTTAAGAAGTTTGGTCTAAGTTACCGAGCAATGTCGGTAACAATTGCCAAAGAAACTGAGGCTCAAAAGAAAGCGGCAGCAAATGAAGCTGCACGACTGACTAATCAAGCTGCTGCAAGTTTGGCACGACAAAAGAGTCAAGCATTAGCTGCCCTTGCCCAAACACAAAGAGATAACGACAATCAAACTAAGGAAGCCTATCGCCAAGGAGCGGCGATGGGTAAGGCTCTAAAAGAGGCAGAAAAGTACGCTGCATCTCAAGTTAAAATGGCAGCGGCTCAAGCTAAGGCAAAACAAGCCCAAGTTATTCCAGATCAATTTGCTGCAAGTTTTCAAAAAGGTCCAACAGGGACATCTCCAACTCTTATTGCAGCAAATGTACGTGCTTATACACAAATTACAGAAGGCCAAGCAAGAGCAGTAGCCGGTGCTCGGGGTTTTTCTGTTGCACAAACAGATGCTTTTCTTAAAACTATCAAAGACGCTGGTAAGGTTGTAAGTATCATTGACTCTGTTAAAGAAAGATTCGCGTCACTAGGAAATACTGTAGCCACCTTTGGAAAAGTTGCAGCTTTTACTCTCATTTCAACTGGTGTCAATCGCATTCAAGAGGGGTTAGCAAAAGGCACCAAGGAAGCTATCCAATATTCCCGCCAAATTGGTTTAATTCAAACTTTAGCGAAAGATAGCACTGATACATATGAAAAATGGAATACAGTTATTGCCAAAGTGGCCGATGAATTGGCTATGCCTGTTGGTGATATTGCCAAAGCCACTTACGATGCTCTTTCTAATCAAGTAATTAAGACTACGAAAGATATGAATCTTATCGTAGTTGCCGGTAACTTAGCGAGAAATACTAATTCACAAATCGGCGATTCGATCAATGTTCTTTCGTCAATCATGAATAGTTATGGACCAGCCGCTGGTTCTTATCAACGAGTTAGTGACGAATTGTTTACAAGTATTGACTTAGGCCGTGTCCGTATGGAAGAATTGAACGGCGTGATGGGTCGTTCAGCAGGTATTGCTCAAACAGCTGGTGTTTCTCTAAGAGAGTTGAAAGCTGGACTTATTGTCCAAACACAAGCAGGCTTGGATTCTGCTGAATCTGCAACATTGCTTAATAACGTGTTTTCTCAACTTATCAAACCGAATGATGCCTTGGCTGCTCAATTCAAGAAGATGGGTTTCAATAGTGGTGCGGCAGCCGTTAGTACCCTCACCTTCGCTGGTGTAATGAGAGTGCTTGCCAATGAGGCTAAGCATTCAAGCGATGGTATTGCTCTATTCTTCCCAGAGATCCGAGGCTTGCGTGGTGCAGCAACTTTTGCAGGTGAAGGTATTGCAAAATTTGAAGATGCCTTGCAACAATTGAACAATGCTCAAGGTGCAAATGCCGTAGCCACTGAGATTATGGCCAAAAATCTAGGTCAAAATCTATTAGATCAATTGCAAAGATCGCAAAACTATCTCACTAATGAGTGGGGTATGTCCTTTCTTACTACTATTGCAAAAGTCACAAATGCTCTTGGTGGTATTGAATTAATTATCAAGTCACTTGCGAGCCCTGTTGCTTATGCCGGTATTGCGACAGGTATCGGTGTTGGTGTTGTCGGTATCCTTTTTGCTATCAAGACCAGCTATGAAGCTGTTGTTGCAATTAATGCTGTAGCAATGGCAGTCGGGGCTGCTGACGCAGCAATCATTGTACTTGGGAAAAATCTTGTAGCCTTCACGATTAAGACGGCTATAGTTTTTGCCCCTGCAATTGCAGTCGTGGGAGCTTTTGCCCTTGCTATACATGGCATCAATATCGCAAGTAAAATGGCGACCGATGCCGTTATTGCTGATTTCGAGAAATTGGCTGTTGGAATCAAGCTGGCCAACGAAGAAGCGACATCTAATGCAATTGCTAATTTTCTTGCAATGACAGCACGTATGACAGTTGCGTATGGTTCGATGGTTTCTAAGCAAAAGTCTATGATCGCCGAAAGTGTTTCAGTAGCCAGTAAAGCCGGTTCAGAAATTGCAATGAATCTTGCCAATAATTTTCAAGTTATTGTGCAATTGGCTGGCAAAGGCGTTAGCAAACTCGAAGAAATGCAAAAAGAATCTGCTGATCGATCTGTTAGGATTCGCAAGGATCGTACTGATCTAATCATGGATTTTGAGCAAAAGCAATATGAACGACAAATTGGTTTCTATGAGAACGAAGAAAAGCTAGCTGAAAAAGTTCACAAGTATGTCCCTGATACACGTATTCAAAATCAGATTACGGATCTCAAGAATGCTCGGGCCGAACTAAAAAGAGTTTTTGGATCTAAAGCCAATGTTTCTGGTGTTGACCAAAGTATTAGGAATGCTCAGTCAACTTTAGAAGCAAATAAAAGAAACTTTCAATTTAATCCACCAAGTTATGGTCCTGACAAAGATCCGATTAAGCAAATTGTCAAACTTACAACGGCACGGAATGATTTACTTCGACAAAGAGAAGCAAAATTTATTGATGTTGGTGATCTCGACGGAGCTAAGAAAGCTCTTGACGAGATCCTTAGCAATCTTGACAAGCTTGACTCTCATAGAGATACCCAGGGACGTAATCAGATCAAGGGTCTAAATGCAGCAAGTCGCGGTGAAGTGCAAATTTATCTGGATTTAACACAAAAACTTGATATCAAGGAACAAGCTAAAACTGTTCAACTTGCCAAGCAAATTGAAATCGAAAAACAAGGAGTCAAACTCCTTGAAGATCGTCTTAAATTAGCTTCTAAGTTTGCTGGCAAGGGTGCCTTTGATAAAGATGGCAAACTCTTGGAGAAATATAAAGGCGATGTCAACCTTGCCGTTGAAGAATTGACATCAATGCAAAAAGCGGCTTATGATGTCTCTTCTACTTTAAAAGGCATCACCGATCCGCTATTGTTGATTCAGTACAAAATGGCTCTTGAGGAAATGACTAAATCTTTCGTTGATCAAAAAATAAATCTACAAGAACGAGCAGCTTTAAGTGTTAAAGATTTAGCTCTTGAGAAAGGACGTCAAGAATATCAGGAAATTCTTAGAGGTCAAAATGGACTTATTACTGATTTAACTAAAAATGTCAATGATCTTGGACTTGGGATTGATACAAATACAAATAAGGCTAAAGAAGGATTAGCTGTTCTATTGGAGCAGACACGAACGCTAATGGGAAGTGCGTCAGCTTTTAGTAGATTAGTAAATATTGGTACTTTTCAAGATCGTGGACGAGTAGATCCTACGCTTCTTGTAGAGACAATGGCTCCGTTGATCGAAACTCTTAGTATGAAGGATAAAAGTAAATTTGATCAAAGTAAAGCTTTCCGACAACTTGATGTCGTGATGGAGTATGTTACAAGTGCAGGAGGAAAGCATCTAGAAATTACTGATCCTGAGAACAATAAAGAGACAACAAATTTCATTGCTTATTTGTACGAAATCAAGAGAATTATAACACAACTTGGTGAGCCAACTAAAGAATATAATATTCAACGTAAGAAGCTACAAGAAGCCCTTACAGCGATTGCGAAAACAGAAGTAGACATGGGAGCGGCTCTTAAAGCCAGTAATCCTGGTCTAGAACTCGTGGTTGGTAAATCTGATAAAATTATCAGTCAAAAAGACGGGATCGATAAAACAGCGATTTCTTGGACAAAACTTGCTGAGTCTATTGGGAAAGTTAATACGATTACCCGTGAATTAAACACAATCAAGATACCTCAACCTAGTAATAAGAAAAGTGGATCATGGTGGAATTGGGCGGATGAAGGTGAAGTGGAAGGGCTTGCAAGTGGTGGTTTTGCTGGTTCACGAGGTGGTTTCCTTGCAAGTTTTCTTGCTGGGAAATTTGCTAAAGGAACAGATTTAATCCCAGCTATGTTGACAAAGGGAGAGTTTGTTGTTCGTGCCCCAATGGCTGAACGATACTATTCTCAACTTGTTGCTATTAACGCTGGGCGAGCACCAATTTATCGGGCTCAAGGTGGACCAGTTTCCAATACAAGTGTAGGTGACATTCATGTCACTATTCCTGGTGGAACTGGTCCATCGGTTCGAGATTTCGCTAACCAAGTGCGTCGCGGTGTGCGTGCTGGCACTCTTAGGATTACCTAATGAATACTCGGCTTAGTCCAACAAACTTCATGTCAGTTTCTGTGGAACGAACTCGCGGTGTAAATACTCTAGAAGAGTTATACGGCGAATTCTTCCTGGAACAATGGAGAAAAGGAGAGCTAATTAATGCTTTTCCTTTCCCTAATGATGCGACAAACGCAGGAAAACAACACGTTCTCGGTGTTGCGTTCAATTCTGTTACACAGATTACTAGTTGGTATCTCGCGTTAATCAATGGTACGGCCGGTACGCCGACACTTGATCCAGCTGATACCGCTCTTAGTCACGGTGGTTGGGCAGAATTTACAAGTTATAATGAGACAGTTCGTCAGACCTGGACCAAAGGGGCCAGTAATCCGACTAATCAAGTCATTTCAACGGCTCCGGCTCTATACACTGTTTCAAATGATGTTGCCGTTAACGCCTTCGTCGCAGGAGGCTTTCTCATCTCGTCTAATGTTAAGGCTGGAACAAGTGGCTTGATCTATGCCACTGGCCTTTTTCCATCCGCTGTCCCTGTTCTGGCTACCGACGTTTTCAAGCTGAATTATGCCACTGGGCTGTAATTTATTTACCTAAGGATCACTGTGGCCATCAAATTGGCTATTCTTACAACAACCCTTGAAGCCAGTGCTGACTTCAGCACCTGGGTTGGGTATCCCTTGCTCATTTCGGAGGAACTTAGTAGTGAGTTCACTTACGATGTGGTCAGGGGATTATCTACAACTCTTATAGAGTCAAGTAGTTTTACCTCCTCTGTTAATCCGAAAAGAGAGTTATCGACAACTCTAGTAGAAACTTCAGTATTTTCGGCTAGCATCTTGAGACTTGATTACGTCAATACACCAATTCCAGTTTTAGAAATACCACCGAGCCAGGTCCCAGAGCCATCACTTCCAAATAATTTTACAGACGCAGGAAAAAGAACACCGTTAACATTCTCAATTTTCTATTTAGGTAATCTTTATCTTAGTTTAAATGCTCCTGAATTTGGCGATTCTGAAACACTCCAAAAGATTCATGTAAAAGAGTACAGCCGAGGAAATACACTTATCTCTTTTAGAATTGCAGCTTGGGGTGAAGAAAAGATTTTTGAGTATAGTTTTACTTGGATGAGTAAGCTTGAAAAAGATATTCTTCTCAATATTATGCGAAACCTACTCGGTTATCGTATTCAGATTCTTGACCATCTCGGTATTACCCGGACAGGGTTCATTATTTCACCAGATGCTGAAATTTTAGAATCTGACAAGAACGGGTTCTCTACTACGTTGCGTTTCCAACAGGTGGACTAAATGGCCAGGTACATTAGTCCGGCTATACAGAATTTGCTCAACAATGGTGAATCGATCGAGCCAATCATGGTGATTGGTATCGTTTATGGTTCAGGCAATGTTGAGCATTTTTATGCTGACAGAGATTTAGGTGATCCGTTAAATCCTTACGTTAAAGGGAAGATCCTTGATCTAGGTCAACTAGAAAATATCAAACGAATTGACGGTAGCGGTTCAGCAACCGAGATTACTTTTAAACTAAGTGACTCTGACGGATATATTAAAAGCATCATCGACACCATTGACGTAATCTATAAGAAAGTTCGGATCTATCAATATTTCGAGGGAATTGCCTTTGCCGATATGATCCCAATTTTCGAGGGAGTGCTCGCAACTCCGATCGTTTGGGAAGAAGGTGCACGTACTATTAGCATGTCGGCAATTACCCGACAAAGTAGCCATGAAACCGGTTTTTCACTAGATGATTCAGCAATTGATATTTACCATCAGGATCTATTAGATAAGCCTTGGCCAATGATTTTTGGTTCACCGATCTATACTCCCACCCTCCCCTTACAAGAAGTACCGATTGGTTATCTTGTTCACGGTTGCGTGCTACCTGATTCCTCGATACCTTATCAAATTCAAAAGATTCAGTATCATATTGATGTTATTCGAGAAGAACCTTCACGTATCCATATAGAAGACTTTGAAGGAGATCAGTTTACTGCTTTAGTTAAATGGTCGCAGGCTCTAATAGATTGGGAAACAAAACAAACTGATCGTATTGATAGATTAGAAGAACAGATTATTGATTTGGAGAGTAAACAACAGCAACAATACTCTCAATGGAGGCCGAATAACGATATCATCGGCGGTTATCGGTTCCCGCAAGGGGTAAAGGTTATTTGCAAGATTAATGAACGTACCTTTAAGATTAAGTACCTAGGTGGTAATACGGTTCCGACGAATCCGGATCATCCTTGTCCTGCTAGCCTTGAACTCTTTGAGATTCCTTTTGTATTTGATATTGACGCACCGCTGACCCGAGATCAGCAAAAAGAAGCAGATGCTTATGATCTTGAACAAATAAATTTATATAATGCAGAAATTGAAAAATATGGATCAGGGACTCTTGTTACACGAAACCATCAACGATATTTTAACATTGGCGAAGCAGATATTACAAAAGCCGGTGCAGATTATTTTCCTGCTGGTACTCAAGTAGAATTGTTTGATGATCTTCCCGGCGGATACATGCACGTTGCTTCAATTACACCTGGAACAGTCCTAGGTGTCTATGCTTATCGAACCCAAAACAGTTATCGTCGATTAGCTCAGGTTCCACCGAAATATTACTCTATTAGAACTTCAGTTAGCGGTAATCTTGTAGCTAGCTATGTCGTGCTTAATCGACCTCTTTCAACAATATCATATTTCAATAATCTTAAAACTACGTCTTATGAAAGGCAGCTTTTAGCTCTACAAGAGCAGCAAGGACAACTAGGAGTAAGTCGATTAACAAACAAAATTGAATGGGATGATGAGATTTTTGTTAATTTTCAAAGTGCCATCGGCCCAAATGCCGTTGACGTCATCCGTTGGCTTATTGAAGGATACACTAGTTACGCTATTGACGAAACTAGCTTTCAGCATGTCCATGCACAATTGGCTAATAATCCTGTTAATTTTTGTTTGGAAGATAGACAAAATGTCGATGATCTTATTCAAGAAATTGCTTATCAATGTCGCTCTGCCGTTTGGATCAAGAACAGTGTCTATTTTATTAAGTTCCTTGCAGCAAGTCCAGTACCTACTGATACACTTACCGATGACCATATCGATTTTGGCTCTTTAAGAGTTGAAGCAACCTCATCTGATGATATTGTAACAAAGTATATTGCTACCTGGAAAGCTAGCGGTATCGTAGCTGAAAATAAATTAATTGTTAAAAATAATGTGGAACGCTTTGGAATTTTAGAAGAGTCTCATGCCTTCTTTTGTTTTAATAACTATAACCAAGTTATCAAAGCAGCCACATTTTGGCTTATTCGCAAAAGCAATATCTGGAAGAAAGTCTTTTGCAATGTACACCTAACGAAACTTAATATCGAAACACTTGACGATATTATTCTCAAGTTAAATGATCCTTTCGTAACAATTGATCCTGATGGGATCTGGACACAAGTCGAAAGTTGTCAATATGACTCTTCGTCAAACTTAATTGCTATTGAATTATGGTTAAGTATTCGTTTTGGTGAGATGACTTTTTACCCATATACGTACCCAGCTGAACTTCCCTCACGAACATTCTACGCACCCGATATTACAATGAACACGGGACGACCTCCCGTAATTGCTAGTGAACGCTTTAATCCATTGATGCCATATTATAATGAGATTCAAAAGACAATTATAATCAACAGAACAACCTCGGATATAGGTAAGAAAGTTGAACCTAATGGTTATGTAATCGGGGATTATGTTAGTACGAAAGGTGATGCATTGATTTCGGACTCTGATATGGATGTCACACAACCAGAATTTGATGTTGTAGATTATACTGATCCTGAACTCATTCCCGGTAGCGACACTTATACTTTCTTACCCATACCATCAATACCAACCACTATTACAACTTCAACAGGTAACTCGAACGTTTACCCTGGTAAGATTCTTAATCGTGGTACTGATGGGATTCATTGGTTCATCAATACTTATCCAAATGGGTTAGAAACAACACCAACTCTAATAGAGGCAAATGAGCTTCATGGTGATGTGAGTTTAGTTGGCTTAGAAAATGAATGGGTAACTATTTTTGAAATTCAGGACAATGCCAATACGAAACATTACTACTTTATGACTCAGCATACGGCAGCTATGCCGATGCTGCTATCGAACCGGAACATTGGTGCTATTTATCCATTCGGACCATCGGCTCTTGGGTATGATAATCTTCATACTCACCAAATTCAAATGGACAATACGTATGAAGTTCCATCAGGTACTTGGGCCATTGGTGTAAGAGTTTGGAATGGTACTACGGCTCAATATGAAGTTCAGGTGCCAGTCTGGCTCCCTCGACCTTAATGTAACTCTAGGAGAGTCAAATGGCCACGCAACCTATTGGAGAAGGTGACCCTGTTTCTGTGGACCCGGCTCCGATTCGGAAAGATTTACCGATAGTCAAAATTTATGGTATGAATGCTAATTTGCAATTTATTACAGCCGAGCAAATTTATGATCCTCTTTTAGCTGGTAATGACGATGAAATGACTGAGGAAGCTATTGATTGGGCGGGAGAAGATCCAGAAGATGATCATGAGGTAAAAATTGCAGCATTAGCAACAATACCCTATAGTCCTTTGGTTTTATTTTTGAAAAATGTCTCATTTGCTTATCGAGGTAATGCTTTCCTTGAATTTTGGTGCCAGGTTACAAGTCCAACTCTAGTAGATGCATATGGCAATCCTCAAGTAATTGGGTCAAATGTAGCCACAGTTAGTCAGACACGTAACTTTAAAACAAAAGAATTAACGTTAGCAACTTTCCCTGTTGCTTCGATACCTTTAAAAAGATCAGCGAACCAAAGTGCTCTTTTCACTTTATATCATCCTGAGATCAAAGTCGAGGTTGAAACTTATATCGCTCCTGAAGGTGGAGTACCTGTTGAAGAACCACCACCTGGTACTCTGATGTTTAACTACTTTAGAATAGTTTTAACACCAAGTCAAATGGACACCAATGTCGGCCAAGGGTCAGGGGCTCGACCTTGGCTCTTTTCTACTACTGTGCCAGGTAGTCCACTTTGGTCCATTCCACAAAAAATCCCGCCCAACACTTCGCCTTCAAAGACGATTGTTGGCGAGATTAATTGGCATTGGTTTTATACGCAATACAACGTGCATAGCCGGATGTTCGTTCAAATAGCTATGAGAGAACTATAAGATGCCACCGGCAAATATCATCTTTTTATTAAGTTCTTGAATTTGTCGGCGATATACGTCAATAGTGGTTGCTACATCTCCTAGAGCCGTATGGGCATGACCATAATCATGCTCGACATTGAGTATGTTGGCAAGGTAAACTAAATTAGCTTTGGGGTAATCAAAGCTATTCTCGCCACGAAAATCACACATATCATTCATGAACCTAGCAATGGTCATCGTGTCACGGATTTCATAATCCGCAAACTTTGCCTCATAATTCAATGAACCGAGCCAAGCTCGCAGGAATCGACACTCAAAAGCGTAAGAATGTCCTAGAGGAGCAATCTTCTTAACGCCGAGATTTTGTCCGTCGAACCAATGTTCAAGAATATCCATTGCAGTATGAGATTCAAGACCTTCGTCCATTGCTCTTTTAACTCTAGAAGCACTTTTAACTTTGTTCATACCTTCCCATTCAATATTTTCAGGACGAGTCGGCTTGATTTTTAGGTCAAGCCATTTTCGTTCTGTGTCACGTTCAAAATCAGAATTTACTGGAATGATAGCAAGCTCATAGATATCATGTAGTTCATGATCAAGACCTGTTGTCTCGATATCGATCCCGCAAAGAAGATTACCGTTAAGATGCGTAAAACTATTCTGCACCGAAATCTCCTTAAAGAAAGCCTCTTAGCTGAAGCGACTCATAGACGACACGAGATAACTGGATTGCTTTCTTCCCTAACTGAACTTTTGTGCCGTCATTTACTACCTGATAATTCCACCCTTTGAACCCTTCGAGTTCATCATCAACAGTGACGCCGACTCTATTAGGCACTCTTGGATCATGGCAATGAATCAAGTATTCGCAATAGGGTGACTCAACCGGGAACCGGGTATCTGGAGCAACAATAATATCCGCGTCATTATTATTGTATAGCCATTCAACCCAGGTCTTATCCCAAACTTGATCACGGACTCCATAAGAGCCATACTTGATCCAGATTTCCACTGGAGTCAAATCGATCTTAGAGAGTTTGATATTTCGTAAAGCTCGCCCTTCTTCAGTTTCATAAAATTCAGATTCTCGAAGCCCGCAATGACTATAGAGTTGGTAACAAGTGTCTTTAAGTTTCCATGCCCATGACATCTTAACAATACGAGCCTTTGGAACCAAGATCCCAAGAGACTCTATTAGATAACCAGCTAAAGTGTCTTTACCCTGGCCACTTCGGTGGCCGATTCCGATAATAATTGCCATTATTATTCCTTGGAGATAAAACCTATGACACTTTACTTCTAATCTATAAGAGTAAGTGCTGGCTCAAAATAAACAGTGGTTAGATTTCCAGAGAAGTCTTTTGGAATCCTGAATTCATGTCTAACTGTCCAAGTGCTAACAAATTCAACATCGAACCAAGAAAGTTCAATATTGATACTATAGTGATGTAGAATAAGATCATTATCAAGCTGAAATTTCTTCAAGGACCAAACTAAATCTTGTAAAGTCATCTAGTAAGCTCTCCGACGAAACGAGTTCCTGCGAGCATCTACCTTCGGCTCACCTTGATTAACCCATGTCGCCCAATACTCTACAAGAGTCACGGACTCCTTGTAAGAGATTTCCTTAGCTTCACTGATATTTGACTTGGCATGTGTTCCTTTTACAAGGACATACGTAACCGTGTCAGTGATATCGAGCCATACAATAAGCGAGTATAACTCGTTACCCCATATCATGCAAAGAATACCACCATCCTCACGATAGAGTGTAGGACAATAGACACCATTGTTAGACATCATCGTGAATAGTTGCAAGGGCTTGTTGACCTCTTTCCAGCGAAGCTCCTCCAAGCAACGTATGAACGGGCCTGATCTGTAACTATGTGTGATGCGGCGTACTGCAATATCGATAAATTTGGACTGTGTGGATTGTCTCATTTTACCTCAGCTCCTGGAATTTCTTAGAAAGATAGTCAATCGTCGCTTTTAGATTCTTGACCTCATCTTCCTGCTGGAATCGGGACTCGAAATCATGTGAAGATAAGATTTGAATAGTCCCATCCTCCCATTTAATAACCCAATCTCTAATAGAGATTGGGAAACTATTGGCATGCTTTGGGGACCAATAGCAGAAACGAGTATCCGTGATTCTCTGGATTTGAACCAGAGTTACTAATTCTGGATGACTTGGGCTTGTGAACTGCTGTGCTTCAACCTTTTGATACTTTGGAAAGAACTGCATGAGTGACTGTTCCTGTTGACCATCGGCCCGAAGTTTGTTCGATGTTGAGACGCGGAATACGCTCAGCATCTACGCCGATATATCTACCTGGTGCATACTCAATATACTGTGAGATGAAATTCTCGTGAGCATATTGAAGAATAGCACGCTCATTATCCTTGAGCGTAGCAAGAATCTGTGTGATGGAGATCATTAGATCCTCTCCCCATTCATAAGAAGGCGACCTTCACGAGTTGTGATCTTGGGTTTGATCTCTCCTTGTCTTGCCTGAAACGATAGGTTGCCTATATAACGTTGGTTATCCTTGTAGGAAGGGCCGTAGGGATATTGAGGAGGAAGCTCGTTTTTGACCTTGTGTTTGGTCCAAGCCAACTTATCGTCAGTTCCTCCGAGCCACTCGATAAATCGAGTGTAAAATTCAGAAAACTTTGTCCATTCACCATCGACCTTGAAACATTCTTCCTCAATGAATGTTTCTAATAGAGTTGTATTGAGTCTGCTCGCTTGTTCCTTGAACTGAGTATTGATGACAGGAACATTGAGCCGATCGTTGCTTGGAGGAAGATCCAAAGCAAGAACGGCCGCAAGAAAATCTGATGCCTCCTGTGTAAGTTGTCGAAGAAACTGAGTTTTGGGAATTAGTGCCACTGGATCAATTGGCTTGACGTTAATCATCGTGATCCGAGTATCGCCCGGGAAGATAGGGCAAGCAGTATGGGTATTGGCTGTTTGAACCCAATGAGTCGAGTTTGGTATCGTGTACGGCGTCTTGTTCTTGGGATGGATTTGAAAGGTCTTGGCCGTGACCCAGTCCTTGATACGGTTGTAGGCCAACGAAGCCCCTCTACCCTTGCCAAGATCGACCTCTTCGACCACGCAAAGGATCGCTGACGCAAGTTCGCCACTAAATGAACCCTCGCTAGTAAGAGCGATACGGGCCGGAACAACGGCCCCTCGGGTCAAACAGAGTGAGATTGCTTCATGAAACGAGGTCTTACCTGTGTTCTGTTCACTTGAATAAAAGAACAGATAAGGCAACTGCTCCATCGGCTTTTGTAGCATGGATGCGATCCAACATTTAAGGTAATCTCCACCATTGAGAATACCATTGTTGACGCACCAAGGATGGGCAAGGATCTCCTCATTCAGACCTTCTCCAAGATGATGAAGCATCTTGAGCCAGGTCGGGTACTCTAATAGATCCTTCTCCTTATCCTTATTTGGTTTGATGAGGAACTGAGTAGCATTCCGGTTCCAGTAACGCCCGCCCGGGTACTCGTCTCCGAATGGAACATTGGTCAACACCCAATGTTTCATGACCGTTGAACCGATAATTAGATCAACGTCAGGTGTTGCATGGCCAAGTGACTTGAGAGCCGTCTTGATATTGGGCAACGGTTCTTCGGCCCAATGATTACTGACTTTGATGACAAAGCCAGCGTCCTTGTATTCCTCGGAAACGATATGGCGAACAACCTCGTCGAAGTCCCCTAGTTCCGGTTCTGATGGCGTTGTGTTTCTAATAGAGACAACACGTTGCCATTTCTTCCCTTCCGCGAGCCATTCTTTCATCTTGCCGCCATCATCGTCCGGCTCGCGAGCGACTTCGATGATGATCTTGCCGTCTTTCCGCTGCTTAACCAGCGTCCGTCGGTTAATGAAATTGTTCGGAAGAGTGACTTCTCCACCTAAAGTAATAACTGTATCGAGAGCGGATTTCGCATCAGAGAAAACATAGCCCCCTGTTCCACGCTCTTGCCCACCGTTCGAGTTGGCAAGAGTCTTAAAATCCGGTTCACGATTGAGAAAAGTTCGTGTCCAACCGGCTCCGTCTTGACTCCATGAGGGATGTTCTGCCACTCCTGGAGTGAATCGGCGTACAGCCCATGCTCCTTTGCGTAATGGAAACGCAAAGCAATTATGGTCAGTACCACGTTCGGTTCCCTGTGAAATTGTCTCGAAAGGCCCTTTGAGTTCAAGCTCCTGATGCATCTTCTTGAGGAACCAGGTGTGGGTCACAAGCATGTTGCGATCCGCGTCCCAGTACCAATAGGCACTATTCTCATTTAACCACGCGATATGACGACGATGAACCTCGTCCAACTCTTGTTGAGTTGCTTTGGACGTAAGCTCATCAAACAGATCCTCTTCAGTCCCCTTCTGGACAATGGCCGGTAACGTCTTCCGCCGATCACCCTTGACAACTGGAATATGCTCTTTCCAGTTATGTGGGACATCAGTATAAGGAACCGAGTCCTTAATGAGAAGGAGTCCGTTGGTGTTGACCATCTTCCGATGCCAGAACCACATATTTGAGCCGCACACGTCCACTCTACTAGAGAAATCGTACGCGACGTGAGCGGAAAGCTGCCCCAGGATCGCACGAGCAAGGGCTGCATGCTCATGGTGGTTCGCGGTTGGGACATCGTCAACGAAGACGTAGATATGAAGTCCTTTACCTCCTGTCGAGTAACGAAGTGAAACCCAAGGGACTCCTTGGAGCAGATTTTGGATTTGTCGCAATTCTCCATCGGTTGATTTTCGATTGTGCCGCTCCGAGTGACCGATGATTGCATCAAAATCAAATGCGACCCATTTAGAAACTCTTGAAACCCAATCCCATCCAGTCAGGCCAATCCCCTCGACATGAGCCGTGAGATTGTATGTCATCGGAGAATCAATATACTCTGGATTTGTTCCTGCGTTCCTCGGGATACGAATCGGTTTCCATTCCTCAATACCATCAGTCCATGATGAATATTTTCTTCCTTGAAAAGTTTTATCTATACGAGTCCCACCATCTTGGGCAACATTGATTTGTACTTCCATGTTGTAGTTATACAACTCTGCAAGATCCGCATGAGTCATCGCTGTCAGGAAACGCTTAATGGCTTCCGTTCGTGTCGGTTGCATTAACTACTTCTCCTTCTCCCGTGAATAATTCGATTAACATGAGCTGTACTCATGTTATATTTCTTGGAGAGTGCAACTTGAGTGAACTGCATTGTTTTGTGATCAGTGAGTAATTTTTCAATTAACTCATCTGAAAACTGTGCATTCGGATTTCTGACTCCACTTTGGTTATACCATCCATTTCTTCCTTTCTCATCACGATCTTGATTATTGTCAAGGCGAGTACCTAGGAATAAATGTCTTGGGTTACAACAAGGTGGGTTGTCGCAACTATGAAGTACGCAAAGTATAAAATCAAAAGGGCCGTATTCTATTAAATAAGCAACTCGGTGAGCTAATTCAGCTACATTATTTAATTTAAACAAACCGTACCTACTATTATTTGTTGCTCCAAGCCACAACCAACATTGATCCGAAGAACCGAGGATGAACTTGGTGAAGAAGCGACCTTTGTCATTCATTGTTAACCGCATTTAACTCTCCTAGAATCGAACTAAGAAACTCTTCCAGAATACCGTCGGCCCAACCATCAATAAAATCAGCTAACTCATATTCACCTATCTGACGAAACTTTGCTGCTTCGGTTCGCCAGTATATAATTCTCCTAATCATCTAGTTCTGGTCCTTCCTCCAAGTGAACCTCAATTACAACTGGTTCATAAATAAATGCAAATGCTAAACTAGTACAAAGCTCGGAACTAGGATTATCCCAAATACGTTCATCAGGATGTTCCCCTATGCGTGCTCCATCGTAACTCTTAACATAATTATTAATAATTTCCTTGCCACGCTCGCCACCATCAAAGATCACCCGAACAATTTTCATTGCATTTCTCTCCTAGAGTAGGCGGACCATGAAACATGGTCCGCCCATTGAGCAATCAGACCCGGCCGTTAAAAGTCAACAGCTTGTCTGAAGCGAAATTGACTCCGGACTTGAGAACGTTGAACGAGTTGCCCACGCCATTCTCAAGATAGGCGAGAATATCGTTCTGAATCAGGTTCTTGACCTGATTAGCAACCGAGGTCTTCGGCCCGCTTCCGAAGTTTCCATTGACGCTCTTCGAGGGTATCGACGCCCGGACGAAATTCTTTCTGCATCTTACTTAGTCCTTAACAGGGAGGGGAATTAGACGCGAGTGGCCCTAATGGCTCTTTAGTCCCTCAGACAATTTGATGACTTCGTCTCTAATAGAGACAGGGATCTGGGTCCGAAGGATACGGAGAACGTCCTTTGATTCACTTGTAACGTATGATTCTTCTTCGCCATTGAAAATAACCACGATACCGGCTTCGAGATCGGTAACGTGTTCAACGGTGCCGAAATGAAGAACGCTACCTGATGGGGAATCATCAAGGTAGAGAATAAGGGCACCGACTTCAAGCAAGCAACCAGCTAAGTCTCTCATTAGTCTTTCTTACCTCGATTGATTTCTTTCCAGAATGTCTCACGCTGCAATCGAACGATTGCAATATTAATAATTGCCCCGATAGGTTGATTTGTCTCCTTCGCTATCTTGGCCGCAGTTTCATAAGCTTCAGTTGGGATTCTTACTACGGTAGTTTTGACTTCTTTAAGCATCATCAAGTTCCTGATTATCGAGTTCCTGGTTGTCAAGCTCTTTAAGAAGTTGGAGAATGACTCCATTAGAGATACAGAAAACACATTCAACTCTAAAAGATTTTCCAGTTTTGAGAAATTCATCCATAGCATTTTCGACTTGTTCGGCAATCTCTCGATCAGATTGACCACTGAGAAAGTCAGTCATCATTTGATCCCTGACTGCTCGAATGATGGCCTTTTTCAAGATGTAACTGCTGCTAAGGATCCTCATTTAATAAGCTCCAGCATTCGTTTAACGGTGTCTTCGTCAAGATACTCTATACGAATACCGATCAAGCCTAACAATTGGCGAAGGCGTACATACCCTTCGCTCATTTCAAGGGTATTTTTGCCGTCTCCGCATTGGGAGCACTCTAAAATTACACCTTTTGGTGTAATTTTACAAGTGCCGATGCATTTGTGAGTATCAGGATACGGGTGAGCACAGTGTGAAACCCGTACCGCTTCAGCTACGCTGTCTTTGGCTTCCATAATTTACGCTCTCGGATCGCGTTGCTTTGAGAATCAGATGAATGAAACGAATTGTAACGACTATTCAGTGCGTAATGTCCTCTAATAGAGTTTTCAGGTGGGTTATCGTAAGGTCCCACCAACTCTCTTAGGAAGAAAATCGTACTATTGGGCATCTCCCGATGTACCACGGTCCCTGTAATACAGGGATCAGGATCTATTAGAGTCGGAACGATGTCAATGAAGTAGTCCTTGGTCGTATGTTCCGCGTAATGGTGCGTAACAAGGGAAAGCGTGGGCCAAATTGAGTGCAATTCGATGATTTTGAAGTTCCTGTTCTCCAAAATCAACAAAATCTCGCCAACCAGATGACGTTTTACGGCATCTGGCTTGATAATAAAGAAACTGAAGCCATCCCTAAGGGAATATGGGACCAGAGAGGGTAACTCGTTGATCGAATTCTGGGTTGAAAGAGGCATAAAAGTCCTTCAAGGGAGGAGAATCTGCCAATGATCCGAAATTTACACACCAAAATGGTACTGCTCTTGTATCTAAGGCAACTCCAAAGCCAATAGATCGATAATTTCCTAAAATATTCAATTGATGAGGCTTTGATTTCTTCCAAATGTCAAATGCTTGATCAGAACTGATTGCTCCTTTGAGGATATTCTCTGCTAGAGTCAACCAGGGAGTGAAACCGGCATCTCTAATTCGTGAAACAAGGGTATATCCTTTAGCTTCGTGGACCAATTTTGATTCCCGTGCCATCCAATTTGCCCAAAATTGGGCTGAATTGTCCAGAACAGGATTATGGATTAGTTTTGGCAGTCCATTTGCTAATCGATAGTCGTTATGCAACTCTAAAAGAGTAAGAATAGCACTCGGTTCAACGGGCGAGGGCACAGGTGCGGGCACAGGTATGGGTTTGCCAAACATCCAATCGAAAAGCCGATCAAAGAGTCCCATATATTTCTCTCCTAGAGTCAGAAAAAGACTACTGTACACTTGAACACTGTACAAACGTTCCCTAGTTGCACTTTTTTTCTCTCATAGAGTTGAGTTGAAATAGAGTAGAGAAAAACTTAAACGGGTTTGCTCACTCCCCAGGCTATAGCTAGGATACGGCAAGATGGCGATTTTTTTCACAAAAATTTAAATCGTTTGCTGGTAAGGGTTTCTATCGTTTACTGTTCTTGGTACAATCTAGTTCCTATGCAACATTAACAACAACAAAAAAAGAGTAAAAGAAGATAGGGACACCGCGGGTGTCTAAACATAACCTGTTGCCAGATAAGGACTTATGGCGATAGTGTACATATGTCTTTAGCTCGCGTGCGTGCGTTTCCTATATAGGCCCCAAATTACCCATCTTGAAGAACATTTGTACAGTGTACAAATGTTTTTTTAAAATGATGTGAAAAAATTCGACCCTTTGCCGTATCCTATTATGTCCTGAAAAACCGCTGAAATCCGCCAGGGTTTTTCTCTACTCTATTTCGACTTGACTCTTATAGAGAAAACATCGCGACTTGACTCTCATAGAGAAAGACGCGATTTAACTCTCAAAGAGTCAACGAACCCAACCCTTATCAGCTCGGAGCATCCAGGAATGGCAACGGCAACGGCAAATGACACAACCTCGAATGCCACAGGTTTCGAGAATGCTACGTTCAATCTTCAGTCGATTCCGCTCTCAAAGATTCGGCTGGGGAAGTACAGTCTCCGTGACGTCGATCGGAACGGCGAGGAATTCCAGCGACTCCGGGATTCGATCGCCGCTTCCAACGGCCCGATGCTGCCGATCCTGGTTCGTGAGATCGATGATCCCGAGAACAAGGGGCAGACGGCTTTCGGTCTGATCGATGGCCTTCAGCGATTCACGTCCTGCACGGACCTGGGCTTCACGACCATCCCCGCCCGTGTCATTGACATGGACGAGGCTGAGATCGCGGCTGCCCAGATCATCGCGAATCGGTCGCGGATCGAAACGAAGCCGGTCGAGTACACGAAGCAACTTCACCGGATGCTCAACGCTAACCCGACGCTGACTCTAGAAGAGTTGGCCGATCAGCTCCACTGTTCGGTCAAGTGGCTGACTGACCGCCTTTCCCTCAAGAATCTTCACCCGAACATCGGCCCGCTCGTGGATGAGGGCAAGATCACCCTCGCTCACGCCTTCGCCATGGTGAAGCTGAAGCCGATGGAGGAGCAACTCCCTTTCGTCGAGCAGGCTCAGACTCAGGGTATTCAGGAGTTCACTGGTCACGTTTCCAACAAGGTGAAGTCTCTTCGAGAATCGGCTCGTGCTGGCCGTGATCCTCAGAAGAAGGACGAATTCGTTCCCGTCCCGCACATGCGGGCTGTGCGTGAGATCAAGGAGCAGTTCACCTCTCCTTCTCTCGCAGAGCAGGTCTGTCAGCAGGTCGGAGCCAAGACGGCGGTCGAGGGTTTCAAGGCCGGCATCACCTGGGTTCTCAACATGGACCCGCATACGGTCGATATCTTGCGTCAGCAGGACGTTGACCGCAAGCTTGCGGCAGCCGAGGACAAGAAAAAGAAGGACGAGGAGAAGCTACGTAAGAAGGCCCTGGACGCTCGTGCAGCGGCCGAGAAGGCGGGCGTTTCCGTCGTCACCGTGCCCCAGACCGACGAGGACGAGGACGAGGAAGACGAATAATCAGATAGCTTTTAACCGGAGAAGCTGATGTTTTCTCTGGGACCGTTCAATTTTCATTTCGGTACTCCCAAGCCAAATGAAGAAGCTCTTGGTTTCATTGTTTGTTGGGAGTACATTATCCACGACTCTCCTAGAGTCAAAACTTTAGAGGGCTTTAAGCTCGTGTATCAATTGAAGGACAATCATGGGCTCAAGCTGAAGCTTCAGGGGAAGTCCAAGCACGGTAATCCTGTTGACTTCACCAATGAGCAGATCGAGGCAACTTCATCTGATCCTGCCGTTATTGTCGTGACTGAGGATGAAGGGTTCATCCGAGTTGAGCCGATTGGTGTGATCGGTGTCGCTCAAGTCCAGGTCGCTGTTCCCAGCATTCTCATCGACGGCACTCCCCTCTCGGGGATGTTCGATGTCGAGATCGTGGCTGGCGATGCCGCTACGATCGCATTCGCTCCGATCGAAACATTCGAGACAGGTGAAACTGATCCTGTTCCAGTTGACCCAAACGTCCCGGTCTAATCGCCACTTTGTGGCGATGGTTCCGGTCCTTGTTCCAACTCTAGTAGAGCGGTGAATGATCCTAAGGGGGGATTGCTCTACTAGATGCGGTCGGGAGCCAACATCAGTTGGCTCCCTTTACTCCTAGCTTCAAGGAAAGCTCAAATGTCTGAAAATGAGATCGCTGTCAGCACCGAAGAGAATCTTCCCGGCATCATTGATCCGAAGACCTTCAAAGTCCCGGTGATTCCCAATCCATACGCTGAGGACTTTTCCGCTTTTACGAGCGGCCTGTTTTTGCCTCGGCTCCAGCTTGAAGGATCAAATTCCAACTTGGTTAGGTACAAAAAGGTTCAAGCAGGTACTTGGAGCGTCATCTCGGGCAAGGATCAGTTTGAGAATCTTGGAGAGTCGATCGACGTTCTTTGCCTGACCTACCGCTCGAAGGCCCTCGATTTGAACGACCGCAAGAATATCGCGGCTTCATTCGACAAGAACTCTGATCTGTTCAAGTCGATCGTCGCTGCAAGTCAGAACAAGTCCAAAGGATATATGTACGGCCTGGAATTCCTGGTCTACGTTCCCGATGTGAAAGGTGAACAGAAGTTCGCGACCCTGTTCATGGGCAACCCGACCATGCGGCAGGAAGCGAAAAACTTCAAGCCGTTGATCGGCAAGCCGGTCACGCTCAAGACCAAGCTGATCTCGAATACGGAGTTCACTTGGGAAGCTCCGGTGATCCTTCCTTGCACTGGTGGGCTTTCTTCCTATCCGACTCAGGAAGAAATGACTCTCCAGATGCAGATTTTCGTCGATCCTCCCAAGGATAAGGTCGTCGAGACAGTGCCGGATGATGAGGTGGCCGGCGTTGGGACCGACGACCGAGGAAACTGACTCTATTAGATTCAATGGCCCGGGGTGGTGTTCTAAGATGGGATTGCTGGGAAATATCCTCGAAAGTCCGACCACCAATCTCAGCCCCCGGACCTCCAATACAGTGCGGGAGTCCCGAGCCCCTCAGGATAAATGCCGGCCGGCTGTCAGACGGAACAGTTGGCCGAACTCCCGCATTGCTACTGACTGCCATCCTTCCAATTCTAGATAGGATGTGGTGGCGGTTGCCGGATGGCCATTTGATGGCCATCCGGTTTTCACCCTGGGGTGGTAAACTCGTAATGGTATCGAGAATGCTTATGGAGTAAGGCTCACTACTCCTAGACCATTGCCGTGGGTTCGATTCCCATCCACTCCACTATGAAAGTAATACCTCTCGCTTTTTCCCAGGTTAACTGGGCTGATTTTATTTCATTATCTAAGGCGGCTGTTGGACACTCTCCGACAGCTTCCTTGGACGCACGTAATATTAAGCCAGGAGATCCTTTTTCTTATATTGCGGCTCTTGAAGAGTTGATTGCATTTGATACTCCTCCAAGAGAAGCAGCGATCCAGGCTACATACACATTGGAGCATGTTTCCTTCTCTTTTATTGCACACATAGACAAAGCTGACCTTTTTCCATTGAGCAATATCCCGATCCTCAAGAGTTCCACGATTGAAGGAAAATCAAATCGTTTAAACACGGATTATTTACTTATTCTTAGTGGCACTTTGTTAGAATGGAAAACTGCTGTACCTTTAATGTTGCAAAATCCATATGCAACAAATGAGACTTTTACTCAACGAGAATTATTCTCGCAGATTTATACCTGGTTCAAGAAGATGAATCTACGAGAGTTATTTGATCGATATAATGAAGTACCTACATCTGATGGCTTCTTCCGTCTGGAGCGGAAATGAGAGAACGATTCTATTGCTGGTTAGCTTGGTATTTACCACGCGGCTTAGCTCGATGTGCCTTTATTCGAGTTGCAGCTAGTGGTACAGTTGGTAAATATGGGGACACAATTGTTTCTGAATTGACTTGTCTTCAAGCGTTAGAGCGATGGAGTTATAATGAGCAAGACGCTGGTCATAAGAACTCTCAAAGAAGAAAATCCGATCACAATCGAATCTCTCCAGAAGAAGCTGCCGGCTTTACAAGTTAGAGCAGTTCTAAAAGAGCTTTTCCTTGAAGGAAAAGTTCGATTCATTAGTCCACCCGGACCTACTGAGTTGGGTGCCGAGCCCGTCTCATTAGAATTGAACTGGGTTGAACTTACAAAGGGAAATTCAAGTGATCGAAGCTGCTGAAAAGCTCAAGCTCATCAGTGTCTCAGGGACTAAGAAAATCTATAAGTATGTCGATGTAGAGCCAACTGACGAAGGGAACGTTAAGCTCTTTTTCGATTTCGATGAATACCTCAAGGATGAGGTCAAAATCATGGACGGGGCTCGTTGGAAGCCTGACGAATACTGCTGGACAGTCAAGAACAATCGACGGAACAAGTTTCGTCTTGACTTCCTGGCCGGCAAGAATCCATATGCAACCTATGATCGTTCTCTAATAGAGTTCAAACCAAGGATTCCTGAACTCTATCCGCAACAGTATCAAATGGCTCAGGAAGGGCTTACTTATCGAGCCGTTATCTGGGCAGCCGAGATGGGACTCGGCAAGACTCTTGCAGCAATCGAAGTCGTTGAACACAGTCAGGCTACTCGGTGTTGGTGGGTTGGACCAAAGTCAGCGTTGGCTTCATTTGACATGGAAGTGGCTAAGTGGGGTATGAGAGTATACCCCGAGAAAGTCATGACTTATGACGAACTCGTCAAAGTCATGAAGAACTGGAAATCAGGTGATCGATCACCTGAAATCGTCATCTTTGACGAGTTTTCCCGTTGCAAGACACCAACCACGCAAAGGTCAACAGCGGCCTTTGGTCTAGCAGAAGCAATGCGAAATGAATGGGATGAACCGTTCATTATTGGTATGACCGGAACTCCTGCACCAAAGACTCCGTTAGATTGGTACTGGCAATGCGAGATCGTTCGTCCCGGATTCATTCGAGAAGGTAATATTCATAAGTTCCGGGACCGTCTTGGAGTTGTTGTCAAGAAAGAGAATACGGTTACAGGTGGAGTCTATCCCCAAGTCATGGCCTGGCGTGACTCAACCGATAAGTGCGGGATTTGCGGCTGTCATAAAGAATCCCATGATTTCGAGGTCATGGGTCAGGGAGTAACTCCTCATAATTGGACACCTGGCCAAAATGAGGTTGCTCGACTCTATAAGAGAATGAAAGGTCTCGTTTCGGTCTACTTCAAGAAGGATTGGTTGAAATTCCTTCCTGATCTACAGTACCGAGTCTTGACCTGCAAGCCAAACCGAGCTACATTGAACGCGGCTCGTGCGATCCAGGGCTCGGCACGATCAGCCATTTCAGCCTTGACCATGCTCCGAGAACTCTCGGACGGTTTCCTTTACGAAGATGTGCAAGACGGTGTCACAACTTGCGGGCTTTGTAACGGTTCTAAAAGAGTCATGGTTCCGCTTGTTGAAGAAGTTGAACCAGGAACGAACTTCAATCCTAGTTCGCCTCAAGCAGTTAAGATGATCGAGGTCGATTGCACGACTTGCGGTGGAAGTGGCGAAGTACCGAAATCAGTTAGGAGAACTGATTCTGTTGGATCTCCAAAGGATACAATTCTTGAGGAGATTCTTGACGATCATGAAGATGGTCGGCTTGTTATTTATGCCGGTTTCACAGGATCTCTTGATCGCGTTGTTGACATCTGCACTCGGAAAAATTGGAAATATATCCGAGTCGATGGTCGAGGTTGGGCCAATAACGTTCATGACGATCTCGTAGAACCGAGTCACATGCTCACGGCTTTTCAAACAGGGCAAAAGAAGTTCGAGAAGATCGCATTCATTGGTCATCCCGGTTCGGCTGGTATGGGCTTGACTCTCACAGCGAGTTGTGAGACAGTCTATTATTCAAATGATTTTAACGCAGAGTCAAGAATCCAGAGTGAAGCGAGAATTCACAGACCAGGCATGGATGTGAATAAGGGAGCGATGATTACAGATATTATTCATCTATCGTCCGATATGTTGGTCTTGAAAAATCTACGAGAGAAACGTAGACTTCAGGACATGAGTCTCGGACAATTCACCGAGTCTCTCAAACTCGTTGACGAGGGTCGCTAATCATGAATGAGATCATGAAGTATTTTGAGTATAATCATTTGCCTGTTCTTTTACAGGCTACTAGCAAACCGTTCTGTGATCTTGCAAAACAGATGAATGAAACTTTGCCTGATTGCGAGCAAAAATTAGTTGGTCTTCAAAAACTTCTAGAAGCAAAGGATGCATTTGTTCGTGCCGGCATATGAGGAGGATAGTTAATGGGAGCTATGAATGATGCTAGCTGTCCCAAATGCAAGAAAAGGTTCGGTTGGTCGGGCGATCTAAAAGATTGCCCGCCTTGTCCACGTTGCGGGCATCAGATTCCTCCCGAGGAATGGACCTCGGTTAAAGCAGAAATGGATAAGTTCAGAGATTCTCTAATAGAGAGGAAGAAGAAACGTGCAAACGACTCTGGATCGTCCAACGTTGAATATCCCGATGGATCAGATTAACTTTCGGGTGTATAACATCCGTGGTCATATTGATCCGAAGACTTGCGTTGATCTCGCACGTAGGATCAAGGAGGAGGGACTCAATAATCCAGTTGAAATCACTCCTGCCACCAAGCTTGAAGAGAACGACAACAAGCCTTATCGGCTTTTTGCCGGATTTCGTCGTTTCATGGCCCATCGGATCAATGGAGCCGAAACGATCGAGGCCAAGATTTACGAAGGGCTTTCTCTTGCTGAGCAAGCCGCTCGTAACTTCACTGAGAACTCGGCTCGTGAAGATTTGACACTGATGCAGGAAGCTCGGGGCCTGGCTCATCTTCGATCTCTGAAATCACTGACTATCAAAGAGTTGGGCGAAGAAGTCGGAATGTCTCCGAAATGGGTTCAGCTTCGACTCTGGGCCCTGGATCTTGAACCAGAGATTCAAAAAGAGATTGATGCCGGTGTTCTCAAGACACAACATATTGAACAACTCAAGGCTCTGCCCGCTGGCGACAAGCGTTACGCTTATGTTCGTCAGGTGAAATCAACATTGATTCGTGGTGGGAAACCACGGAAATCACTTGCGAAACGCAATGTCTTCTCGAAGAAGATTCGGCCTCGGGTTGAAATCTTTGAGATGCAGGACCATATTATCGATCAACTTGGTTCCGGAGCTTTTAGCAAGTTACCCGACGTGGCGAAAGCGATTGTCCAGGCTCTCGGGTGGACCGCTGGCGAAGCGAACGATATTGAGATGTTCGCTACGCTTCGGAAGATCGCTAAGGAGAACAATCTCCATTATGAAATTCCTGAAAATGCTATGTCGGCTTTGCAAGGCTGACATGGTCGTGCAGCACGGTTCCCGTGGCTATTATTATCGATGCAGCAATTGCAAGGTAACTATTAACAAGCGTCCTATTCTAGTTGACTCTAAAAGACAACTAGTTCGCTTATAATTTATCTTGGTAGCAATTATAAAATTGCTACCAAGACACAAACTCAAGTTAGGAATATCTGATGAGCTATAATTCAAGCGTTTCTCCTATCTATTACGATACTGAGACGGCAGGATTGCACGGACCCATTGTCCTTTTACAATATGCACAAGGCGATGGCCCAGTTATATTGCATTCGCCTTGGAAGGAACCGATATGTGATACAATGGGTATCATTGAGTGGATGATGGATCATCCTGGGGGCCTTGTTGGTTTCAATTTAGCTTTTGACCACTTCCATCTATCGCAAATGTATACAACGTTGGCACGAATGAGCGACAAGGATGCAATTCTCGAAGAATGCCTGGAAGAGTATGCTTTGGCTGAGCCGGGAGCTAGGGATGGTGATTGCCTCAAACCTGTTGCTTCTGCTGATCTTATGTTGGTTGCTCGTCGTGGCCCTTACCAGTCCACGATGGCAAGGAAACCGATCAAGATCCGACGCGTCCCAACGGTTCTTGCATACGGTCTTGCACAAGAACTAGAACAACGCGTGACTCTAAAAGAGATTTACTTTTCACGACGGAAACAAAAGGGACTTCCCCGTTGGGAGGTCAAGGATTCAAAGGATCGAGACACAGGGAGGATTGATCCATATTTCAAAGATGTTTGCATGGATTTCAAGGCTTCATCGGCTTTGAAAGTTATTGCAAATGATCTTCTCGGTGAAAACCGATACGGAAGGGAGCGATTCAATTACACAGACATTGAACTTGAAAACAAGTTCTATCCTGTCGAACTTGGCT